ACTCACGAGCATGCTGAACTCGACGTTGTGCTTCAAAAGGTTAGATCAGAAATCCTTTCCCTTGTTGGAGAGGTTCCTCCTGACCTCGATGAAGTTTCCAGCGGCCTCCGTGCTGGTCCTGGTGCAACCCTGTCTCATGGTAGAGACGAGGGGCAACCGGCTTTTAAGCTTCTCGGACATACAGCGTTTCGCGGTATGGACGACGAAATCATCTTCCTTCACAGGGAGACAATGTTTCGTGAGCTACTGGCTTGTTCTCCTCAAAGTTGTTACGCCATGAATTACGGCGTTTATGATAAAGGGGAAATCACCATTGACTGGGTAGACCACTCTGTTTACCAGACTGTACCCAAGACTATCCTTACGGATAGATCTATAGAGATTGGACCTTTTTTAGCTACTCTGTTTCAGAAGGCATATGACGGTTATTTCCGTCAACGCCTACACTCCTTATGGGGTATTAACCTGAGCGATCAGCTGCCTAACCAGCAGTTGGCGTTCCAAGGTAGTATTCCTGGGAAGTATCCGGACGAACAACGCCCGTGTACAATTGACATGAGTAGCGCTTCTGACAGAATTCCATTCGGCGTTATAGCCATGGTTTTCAGTCCAAGCTGGGTCCGTACCCTGTGTAGGTATAGAGCTAAAAACACTCTATTGCCCGATGGGAGCTTCCATGCAAATGAGAAGTTCTCATCAATGGGGAATGCTCTAACGTTTTCACTGCAAACGATTTTGTTCTCAGCAGTAGTGAGGTCCGTTTTACGGGATCTCGGCTTGGAACATGCAGTGTGGCGTGTTTATGGAGACGACATCATTGTCCCATCAGCCTCTTACAATGAGGTTGTTCGGCGTTTGGAGCTCCTTGGTGGAGTTGTGAACGTGAAGAAATCCTTTAATAAAGGAGACTTCCGGGAATCATGTGGTGTTGACTACCTAAACGGTACAGCAGTTCGACCACTGTTTATTAAGAAACCGATCAAGTCGTATGCAGACGTCTTCAAGTATTTAAACTTGATTCAGACGTATGCGACGAGTGGACCAATCCCGGCCACGAAGTTCGCGCCGTTATATCGGTTGCTGCTATCGTGGGTACCCAAAGAGTTTCGACTTTACGGGGAAACACATTGTGACCTAGATACTGTAATTTGGGTTCCTTATCGGTGTTGTGGAAAGTTTATTCTGACCACGAAAAAGGATGTCACGAAAATTCCGGAAAAACTGGGATATCTTCGTGCACTCTGGATAGGCAGTGTTAACACGGCTCGACACGATGTTGGGCCGTTCGAACTGCCAACGTACACCACTGAGGGTGCGTTGGTTATTAGGAGAGCCGGTCCTAGGATCGGCAGGCCTGTTTTGAGTACACAGGCCAAGGGACTTATGCTCGACCCATTACTTCTCGGGTAGCTAAGTTCTTTCTTAAATGCCCATGATCTGTTAAATCAGATGGACATGG